CGGAAAGATTCAGTCATCCAGTCAGCGCTAGATTTTGAGGAGTAGCGCATTAGACACACTCGGGGACATTAATACTCAGAGCAACTTTTTCTCTGTGCTTGAGTCATCCGGACTTGTAGCGACGGTAGTCAGCGTTGAATCCAGTGGTCTAATTGGCATAGCAGGGCACGATAGATCTGTTTCTGTTAACACAACTGGTGTTATACTCACTTCAGGGATCGTAATTCATATTATCCGTTTCGTGCCGCGCCAATTGGCTGTCATTGGTTCCACGTCCAGATCGTTAGGTATAGGCACTGAAGACAGGACACGCATTACTGAGCCGGAGGCTCAAATGGAAATAATCTAGCAATGTTTACCAAGGAACCAACTGAAACTTTGGATTTTAGTATAGGCTGGGTTGACTGGCTTGGTTCCCTCACAATCGCCTCATCCGCTTGGACTGGCCCAACTGGAATCACGATTGTTGCTGACGAGTTTAGCGCAACCGATACGACCGTTAAACTTGGCGGCGGTACATGGGCAGAGGTTTACGAACTCAGTAATACAATCATCGCAAGCGATGGTCAGATCGAGACGCGCAGTTTCTATATCCGCATTCAGCGCTCAGTTGCGTACTGCTCCTCAACCGAAGTGAGACGTCGCGCGCAGGGAGGGGCAGGCGCGGGAGGCTCAGCTACAACTGCGTCGCTGACTCCCGCTGAGTTAGACGCGTTGATTGAGCAAGCCTCACGCATGTTCGATCTAGAGTGCGGTGTACCCGAAGGCTATTTCAACCCGGTTGAGATTCCGGTTGCTACGGCTAAGACGTTCTACGGAGACGGTGGGAATTACTTGCAGCTGCCACCGTACCTACCTGGCACATTGTCAATCTCTGTTCCGGCCGATTACACAATCCCAACCTACGCGGAGCAAAACGGCTACCTCGTGCTGACTACTGAAAGCGGGCTACTACCACCATTTAACCGCTTTTATAACCTTTCATGGCCGGGGTGGTGGTCGGGAGTGGCTGTTACGGTATCCGCTGTGTGGGGCTGGCGAGAGACCCCACAAGATGTTAAGGCGGCAGTGATTGAGTGGGTGCTGAATCTTTGGCGAGAAACCGACCCCGCTGCGGTCAAGTTAGTCGGACTGGAAGGTCAACCATTGCGAGAGGCAATCCCGCCGCGCGTCAAGGCCATTGCTCGCAAATGGCGCGGCAAGGCAGCAGGGCCAGCATTTACATGATTCGTTTTACGGCGACAATAACAGGCGAAGTACAACTTGACCGCGCCTTCAACCGCGTCGAGCAGGAGATCACCGACTTCCGCAACTTTTGGCCGGGAGTGATCACAACGTTCTATGAAATTGAGAATGAACAGTTTTTAACGGAAGGGGCAAGCGGAGCCTCCGGCAAGTGGACGCCACTGAGTCCGGCTTACAAGCTATTCAAGGAGCGCAAGTTTCCCGGCAAGACGATTCTCAGGCGAGAGGATGCGCTCTACGAATCGATGACCGGACCGGATGCGCTGGACTCGGTTCTCAGGCCGGAGAAAGAAGAATTGCTAATCGGCTCAGCTGTGCCTTACGCGCTCTTTCACCAGAAGTCACGACCGATCATCTCGCTCACCGAGGAGCAGAAGCGTAGGTTTATGAAAAGCATTCAGCAGCGACTGGTCGAGTTCACGCGCAGTACGGGTTTTCAGGTTGACGAGAGGGCGGCTTAATCTGTATGGCTGAACAATTTGAGACGGTCACTTTCAATGGCACCGATCTTATTCGCGCAGGGCTGGAGAATATCGAAAAAGGCGACGTGGTTAGCTTTAGAGATCGCGCGATGGTGATTTGTAACCGTGAGGATAACTGGAGCTTAGACGAGGGCATTACGGTTATCCTGACACTGACGCAGTATAAGCCTTTTCCTTACGAGAATTGCTAAATGGCATGGACACCGAAATACCACGCAGTCCAAGAGGAGGGTGTAATCAACAACGCCCTCCTTGTTATTGAACGCGACTATAAAGAGGCGCTGGATTACTTTTTCCCCACACAGGCCGCGCTCTCTCCCGACGATCCGCAGTACATGTAAGACTTTCAGGAGCGTGCCGTGGGTCAAATCCAGAAACTTGTTTTCCCAACGTTGGCGATAGGCCCAAATCGACACGCCGGTACTGAATCCGACGCCGCTGACAGGCTCAATCAAGCAGTAAGATTTGATATCTATGTAGGCGTGACTGCCGATTCCGGGCGAGCTGTCTCCATTAAACTCATGCGTTACATGAATACCTTAGATGCCGTATTGCGCACCGCAAAAAAGTCTGACTGGAAACGGGACATGTCTGCTATAATCTTTGGCATTGTTTTGGAGTTAGAACACGTTTACGGATCAATCCGTGAGCGCGAGTCAGTTTATTATCGAGACGCATTGATGCAGGCTACCCTTGTATTCAATGAGCAGTAGTCTAATGCCTGAGAAAATACCCGTTAATGTTGATGATAAGTTACCCGTAGAATCGGGATGGTATGCAACCCTGCACGCATGGGACGCGGAAGAGGGTTTCTTTCCGGGCGCGCACTACTGGACGGGATCGGAGTGGCGTGAGAATCAGAGTGATACTCAGCCTATAATTGGCACCATTCTTCCTTGGCTTACTAGATTTAGCTCCAAAGTAGAGGCTGAGTCTTACGCCAGTGAAAATGATCCTGAGTGGTAGGGCTTAACGAACTTGACAACCATCTAGCGGTCTAAGAAACGCACTGACGTTTACCTGCCCGCCCTTTCTCTTAGCTGAGGAAGTGGCGGGCTTTTTCTTTTTACAGGGAATCTTGAATAACGTGTTTCCATCCGCCATTTACAGCAGCGTGAGCAGTAGATGCGTCTATGCTGAAGATTCGTCCCAACGCTCTATACGAAAGCCCTTGACTGCGGAGCGTTCGCAATTCTCTCACCCTGTCTTCAGTCAGTTTCGACAGACCATGTTGAGACCCACGCTGCTCTTTACGTCTTCCCTTGCTCACCATGTCATCATGGTTATCTTTATCAGTACCAAGAAACAGGTGATCCGGTCTTACGCAGGGCGGATTATCACAACAGTGAAGCACTTTCATGTCGTTCGGAATAGGGCCAAAGTGGATTTGCCACGACATTCGGTGCGTTCTTTTGGGCCATCCCTTCTTAGGCCAAATACCATATCCCCAATCATCAAAAGTGCCACCTTTCCAAAGCCAGCACGTAGCAGTTTTCTCCACAAGTGCCATGAATCGCTCAGGAATAAGCTGGTTCCAATGGGCAAACTGACAAGCACGCGAGCAGTGTTTTGGGTTAAGCGGCTTCAGTGCTGCGCCGCAATACTGGCAAGGTCGTGTTATTTTAAGGTTAACCATGCTGGTTCTCACTTGACGAGAATCAATGTGGCTAGGCCCGTTCGGATGTTAAATCATCCGTTCGGGTCGTTCTGTATTTTACCACTCTTTCACCCATAAGGAGGTGCTACTTTGGCGGGAACAGCCGATAACTTTGTCACGCAAAATGTGCCGATAGGTCCGGGCCGTCTATACGTAGACCTCGGAACAGGATCAGGCGAATGGGATATTGCAAATCCTACCCGACTTATTCTCGATGCCGATGGCTCACCGGACGCTACGCAGAACCCAAATGCGCGCCATGTCGGATGGACGGATGCTGGCTCTACGTTTTCGATTAAACCAACCTTTACTAACTTTAACGCAGATGAGTCACCCGATCCGATTATTTCACGTGTAACCGCACAGGAAGCGTTGATCTCAGGCTCCATGCTTCAGGTAATGGATATGAACCTTGCCGAAGTTCTTAATCCCACTTTGACTCGCAGGGATGGGGATGGCGGTGTTGGTGTAACGATAGGCAATGCCACGCCTCAATACACCTCAGTGGCCTTGATTTGGCCCTTCGAGGATGATGAAACGCGATTCGCCTATATCCACTTCTACAAAGCATTTAATGATGCTGGGCTGGCAGGGAACATTACCAGTAAAGATATCAGCAAGTCACCTTACGCCTTTCGTGGGCTGGCGATTGCTACGCGGCCCAAAACGGATAGGGTCGGATTTTACTTTGTCCAGAACGCGGGAGCACAGTCGTAATGAACAATCAATGGTCTAAGCGACAAGTAACAACCTTCACCTGCGATTCCGGCAATCAGGTAGTCCTGCGCCGTCCAGGGCCTAGTCTCTCGCTCAAGGCTGGGAGATTTGTCCGCGTGCTCAACAAGGTAGGCGCAAAAGAAAAGGTGACAGCGGACGCACAGCTTGACGCAATTCAGAAGCTCTCCGACTCAGAGCTTGAAGAGTTGACGGAATTCGCTCGGGTAGTTATCTCAGACGTGATTGTCAGCCCGGTGGTCTCACTAACCCCAAAAGAAGGCCAATACCACCCTGACGATCTTCCTGTCCGCGACTTCTGGCAGATTTTCATGTGGTTTGCGCAAGGCTCGCCAACTATACCTGTCAGGCTCAAGGAAGGGGAGACGACCGTGGAAGCGGTCAGTAACTTTCCTGAAGGATCGGGATCAAGTATTGACGTTGATAACGACAGCGCGGCTGTGTCTTAGAAGCCCGGCAGAGGAACTGGGGATTGAGGATGAGTCGATAGCACAGGCGTTCAACATTGAGTGCGGAATCATCTGGGACGGATTTGAGCAGGAGCGTGAGAGCGAAAGGTTAGCCGCGCATCTGACAGCGATGGCGACAGGCACGATGCCCAAACGAATCAAGATCGAAACCGAGAAGTTTAATGAGCAGAGTTTCTAATGGCCCATCGGCTAATCATCGAGCACCGTGAGTCAGGCTCGGTGTTGATTTGCAACCGCTGTCAGAAACCCTTTCTTGAAATCTCAGACGGCAAAGTCAGGTTTCAAAACAAGCATGGCAGTCAGATTCACAAGAACGAGCTAACTATCGATCACCTGCGAGTGATTGCATTTGAGATGTATCGGCAATCCCGTCCTCCGACTGAGGGGTGGACATTTTAGTAGCGGCTTCCAGCAGGCCCGATTCCTAACCGAGTTGGGCCTTTTACTTTATGTCAGCTTCTGAAACATCGCTGTTACTTCGTATCCGCGGAGACGCTGCTGGCGGTAAAGCTGCGGTAGCTGAGACTCGCGCGGCGGTAGCGCAACTTCGTCAATCCTTCGGTCCCGAACTCACACAAACCGTTTCAGGCACGAACAAAGTATTCAGTGAGCTGGGCGATAATCTCAACGTCTTTGTCAGTCAGCGTCTTCCCCTGGTTGGCGGGTCCTTCCTGCGCGTTACGGAGAATATCAGCGGGCTAGGTAAGGAGACCGCCAAGCAGGAAGCATCGCTCAAGAAAGTAGCCGACTCGATCACCGGACTCTCATCCGCTACAGGTAAATCCGTCCCGCAACTAACCACCTTTCTAACCACCTTCGCGAAGATCGAGGGACAGGCTAACCGTGACGCTGCCGCGGTGAAGTTCTTCGGCGCCGAGCTCTTGGCAAACAACGCGAAGATTATCCCATCTGCCGAGCAGGCCGCATCGGGATTAGCCGCGATGGCAACATCAGCGGAAGGCGCAGCGGTGGCGGCGGGGGGGCTGGCCCTTCCCATTGGAATTGCAGTGGTAGCGATTACGGCCCTTGCAACTGGGGTAGCACTCGCGGCTCGTGAGATCTTCCAGTTATCGAAGAATGCCGCCGAGTTTCAAGGTCGGATATTCGACTTGTCTCAGCAAACCGGAGTCGCAGTCGAAACTCTTTCCGCGCTGGAGATTCAGGCAAAGAAGACAGGGGGAGAACTGGGCGGCAGTGTCACGCAGGCAATAGTCAACTTCCAGCGCAAGCTTGACGACGCGCAAGATCCACTCAGCAAAACCGGAGAGCTATTCAGTAAGTTTAATATACAGACTTCAGATACAGAGTCTGCGTTACGCTCTGCGTTCACTGCCCTTGCTGCGATACCGGAAGGATTTCAGCAAACCAACGCGGCGGCGGAACTATTTGGCGCGCGAGGTGGCAAGCAGATCCTTGCCATTCTAAAGGAGACTAACGGTGATCTCGACGGGGCAATCAAACGCTTCCGTGAAATGGGCATACTCATTGAGACGGATGCCGCCCGTGCTGCCGACAAGTTCAATGATGAGTTAGCCCTGCTTGACTTCCAGCTCCGTGCCGCGTCTGCCGTAGCTGCGCAAGAGCTAATCCCGGCCTTCATTGATGTCATCCGCGTTACTGGAGACTTGGTCCGCGACCTTGGCCCACTGCTCAGGCTTTTCAGCAATCTGGCAGGTCCGGTCGTACGCACTGTGGGCCAGAGCATGAAGGGACTGGGCCTCATTGTGGCCGCGCTCACTAATGACTACAAAGCGCTTGCGGACGCCATCAAGGAATCGAACGATCAGGCGACGATATTCAAGGATATCAACCCGCAGGCGATCCCGTCACAGAACGCCCCTGGGCCGTTTCCTGTAGCACTACCTATAACAAGCGCACTCGGATCGGCTAGGGACGCAGCCCAAACCGCCGATGCCGTGACGGCGATAGTTAAACGCTCAGCGGCGGAACAGAAGCAGATACTGAGTCAACTGTTTGAGCAGGGCCGGATTAACCGCCAGCAAGAGGCGGAAGGTGTAATCGACAACAATAAGAAGGTATTGGACGCGGATAAAGCACGCATTCAGACGCAGTTGGATTTACAGGAACAGCAGATCAAGATCACTCAAGGCCGTACCGACATTTCCGAGTCAGAGAAGATTGAGACTATTCGCAAGGCTGGTGAGGAAGTTCAGAAACTCCAGCAACAGGAACTGGACGCCGAGTCGCTATTCACCACCACCTCACGCGAAATTCGCGCGAAGGCGGCAAAGGAAGCCGCTGACTCACGGCGCAATGAAGCGCGGAATGCAACTGACATTCTAGTGCGTGAGTTCGATAGACAGATCAAGATCATCGAAGCTGAGATTGAACGTGGTGCCGAGACGGAGGCTGATGGTCTAACAATAATCGAGCAGCTTGAGCGATCTAAAATCGACGCCCGACGGGAATCATTGGAAGAACAAAAGCGTATCGGCTTCCTCACGATTGAAAACCAGAAGGACATCGATAACGAAATTCAGAAGCTCAACCAGGAAGC